GTTGATGCTCTTACCAAGATTATGGTAGAGGGTATCAAAAAGTTCAAGAAATACCTTGAAGTATCAGAACTTGAAGAAGTGTGTAAGAGTGAAGAGTTGTCTAGATTTTTTTCTACCATTGATTTGTGGTTTGATCACGATAGTCTTCGCAACAAGTACTTTGATGAACTCATCAAAGAACATGAGTTTGATGCTTTCTGCTCGAGAGTTATCTCACAAGCTTTTAAAGACAACTAAAAAACAAAAAAAACAAAAAAAAACAAAAAAAAACAAAAAAAACAAAAAAAACAAAAAAAAAGAAATAACAAATATTTCTTATTAACTTATCAAATTAGGTTCCATTTCCTTCTGTTATATTATATAGTAAAATATATGGTAAATTTTTATTAACTAATACCAATTAGTATCAATTAGTATCAATTAGTATCAATTAAATAAAATGTGAAAGTTGTAATTGGTTAATTGTAGTTATCAACAATAAGATATATGCCTTGCTCAGTGTGTCGTCAATCGGGACACAACATTAGAACTTGTCCAGTTAAGAAGAAAATGGACAAGGAAGCAGAAGAGCAGAAGAAACACGAAAAGTTTGTCGAAGAAGTGAAAGGATTTGATGAAGAAGAAGAATCGCCTCCTGACACGTGGTTCTATGGTGAGCTTACCGAACCAGTGAAAGATGTTGATGCTCTTACCAAGATTATGGTAGAGGGTATCAAAAAGTTCAAGAAATACCTTGAAGTATCAGAACTTGAAGAGGTATGCGAAAACGAAGAGTTGTCTTCTACCATTGATTTGTGGATTTCACACGATAGTGATCGTGATAACTACTTTGCCAAACTTGTTAAAGAACATGAGTTTGATGCTTTCTGCTTGAGAGTTATCTCACAAGCTTTTGAAGATAACTAAAAAACAAAAAAAACAAAAAAAAACAAAAAAAACAAAAAAAAAAGAAATAACAAATATTTCTTATTAACTTATCAAATTAGGTTCCATTTCCTTCTGTTATATTATATAGTAAAATATATGGTAAAAATACATCCATTGTTTTTCTAGATTTATATATTAATTTATCTGCTTCATTTTTTATTTTATCCTCTTTCTTATTTTTTAGTACATATTTATAATAATAATCTTCTATTCTATCTATCATAAAATCTAATTCTGTTTGCATTTTGTGTTTAAGGGCAAATCTTTTATTATTATTTTTGACATTATCTATTAATTTAAATAATTTTCTAATATCTTCTAGTTTATTTTCTAAATTTTCATTAATATCTTTGTTATCCATTATTTTATTAATTTAATCTGTATTTTTTAATTAAATTTTTTATAAATAAATAATTTATCTAATAAAATCAATTAAAATACATGAATATATTTGTAATAAAAAAATGTGAAAAAATTTATTAATGAAATTTAATCATATATATTCTACTTCTATAATTGTTATATTACTTATCAATTAACATATTACAAGATGGATATTGTTCCACAATCAAATACTAAATTACTTAATAGTAATAGTAATATTGAGTTCTTTAATGAGAATTTTGATTTTATAAAAGAAAACTTTGATTTTATAAAAGAAAACTTTGATTTTATAAAGGATAATTTTGAAAATATAAAAAAAATCTTAACTATAATTCAAATTAATAATACATCTAATAAAAATAATTCAAAACTCACTAATAATTCAAATAATGATAAAAAGATTAATGTTAAATGTAAATATGGTACTACATGTTGTAATGATACTTGTAAAAGAATTCATCCTATTGGTTGGAGTGCTGAAGAAGCTCGTAATAGACTTTCTAAAATAACATGTAAATTTGGAGATAACTGTAAAAATATTAAGAATTGTCTGTATTTTCATAAGAATTTAAATAATACAGATAATCAACAAGAAAAAAAAACATACGCTAAATGTGTTACAATATCACCATTAGCACTTAAACCAATTGATACATCATCTATTTCATCTAGTAGTTCGTCAAATTCATATATTGATTCATCCTCTAATAGTAATAATCGTTATCGAAGTTTATCTATGAATTCAAATTCATCTATTTCAGCAAAACCAGAACAAAACTATATCAGTATAAATATTGCCTATATAGCAAATGGTTGGGGTCATAATGATCGTACTCCTTGTTGGATAGTACTTTCTGATTTTCAAGGTAATATAATATTTAATGAAAAAATTAATCCTTTACTTTCGAAAACTTTTTGTGATATAACATCTACTTTAGAACCTTTAACTGGAATAACTATGGATATTTTAGAAAAAGAAGGTAAAAGTTATAATCAAGTAATTAATAATATTAGTAAAATTTTAAATTCAGAAACTGTATTAGTAGGTCATAATGTTGATACTGATATTCTAAGACTTGGATTACAAACTGGAAAACACTATAAAAACTATATTGATTTATCTATGGAATTTAGAACTGCTCGATTATATGGAAGTAAGATTAAACATAAATACTTTTCAATAAATCAAGAGAAATATGCTCTACTTGATATCAAAGAAGAGAATAATGATATAATAGAAGATACTAAATATAGTATGATACTTTTTAAAAACTGGATTAAACCAGGTGATACTAAGAAAAATCGTGCTATTAGAAAATTAGTTGAATGTAAATATTCATTTGATAACGATAATAACTTTATAATAGATGGAGTATGTTGCTCACCTTACAGAAAAGATAAATGTATTTGTAATCAATAAATTGTAATCAATAAATTGTAATCAATAAATTGTTATCAATAAATTGTAATCAATAAATTGTAATCAATAAATTAATAATTATTTCTAAAAATATTAAAAATAATACAAAAATAAAATATATGAAAATATAATATGTGAAAAATAAAAAATATTTCTTATTTGAAACACCCTACACCCTAGTAATTAATTGTTTTAATGGCATTTTTGCTAAAGAAACAATACAATCTACCATATGATATATGCGATAAAATAAATAAAATATGTATGCTTGAAAAGCAAATTGAAATTAATAGAAAAATATTACATATGGAATTAATTTCATATTTTCAAACCGAAATTGTATATAGTATGCATGAGTTTTATTTTGTAAATTTATTAAGTAATTTACATAAACTAATACCTCTAATTCCAAAATATGATATAGAATATGATGTTTATCATATTAGTCTAATAGAACAGAAAATTACATTTAGTCATTATTTACTTTATAGAGATCATGTTAATATATTTTTATATCAAAACAAAGAGTACAATATTTACTATAGTTTACCTTAAATATAATTCACTAAAATTACCTTAAATTTCATATGAAATTCCATTTGTTGTTTGTATTGCTTCACAAATTTCCAATTCTTCATTATGAACTTTATTATGACATTCTTCACATAATCCAATTAGATTAAATTTTTTATTTTTATGAAAATGATCTATAAAACCATTTTCATCAGCATCTCTTTGAAAACGTATATGATGTGTTTCTGTAGCATTATTTCTATTACATATTTTACATTTATCCATTATAACTTTTGAATTATATTTTGATTTTTTATTTTTTAGTAAATATTTTGTACCCATTATTTCATGTCTAATATTTGTTGCCATTTTCATAAAATCATCATCTAAATCAAGAGAACGACATACTTCTAATCCATATATACGTTGTCCCGAACCTTCTTTTAATTTCCTATCAAACTTAATCGTATTTGTATCTTCAATATATTCTACTGATAAATGTTTAATCGATAGTTTTTCTATATTTTTTATCTTATCAATATCTGCTAATTCGTGTAGATGAGTAGCAAATATAAATGAACTATTTTTATTTATCAAATCTAATATTCCAGCACTTACAATAGCAGTTGCCGAATGAGTTTCAGTTCCACTACATAATTCATCACCAATAACAAGTGTTTTACTATCGGCACTTTTAAGAATATTTCTAATTTCACTTATCTCTGCTACAAATGTACTTTGACCTCTAAATAAATCATCACCTCCCGGAATTCTAGAATATATTTTGTTGTATGGATAATACTCCATTTTCTTACAAGGTACATACATTCCAGCTTGTGCCATTATAATATTTAATCCAATTGATTTCATTAAACTACTTTTTCCAGATGAATTCATTCCATATAATAATATTCCATCTTGATTATCTTTCCCAAGTTTAACATCATTTGCTATATATTTTATTTCTTCATTTATAATCTCTATGATTGGATGTCGAACTTCCTTCATATCCAAAAAAGATTTAGCAGACTTGTTAGATTTGGTTGAAATAATCGGTTTAGAATATTTATATAAAATAGAATTATAAGCACAAGTAGTAAAATAATCAACTCTTTCAATATTATAAATAATTTGATTAAAAATTTCTGTATGATTTTCATATAGATTTTTACAAAAAGTTTTATATAATTCTGTACATTTATGTTTTAGTTTTACTTTTAGTGAAATAATATTATCATTTATTTTAGTAAAATCTTGTAAAAATATACGATATATTGGACTAGTTGCAGATACTTTTTTAGTAGTTATATTTTTTACTATATTTGGATTATTTCTTTTAAAAATATTAAATCTATTTTGTGTGACTTGTAAATGATAACCATGTGTATCATTATAATCAACTTTAAAAAAATTATTATAATCTCTAGATATTTCATTATAATTATTCGCAGTTTCTGTAAAATAATTAATACTTGAATCTAATTCATCTTGAAGTTTATCAATTTCAGTATAAATTCCTTTCTTAAATATATTACCATTTATATTATCATAATTGTATTTTTCAATTTCATTCATATTAAGATTATCTTCCAAAAATTTAATTAAAAATTTTATTTCATCTTCATGAGTTTTATTTAAAAATTTCTCAAATTTTTTATCTAATTTTTTGAAATTCTGTAAATCTCTAAATATCTCTAAATAATTTAAAACCGATTTATAAATTTGACTAAATTCTTGTGGATGTAATTTTAATAAAAATATTTTACGAAAAAATCTTTCTAAATCACATATACCTTTTAGTTTTTCTCTAACTATTTCATAAACATATTTACTAGATTTTTTATTATCATTTAAATTATTATCATTAGATTTATATTTTACTAACATTAATTCAATATTATCATATCTTTCATTTATATCATCTACATTTGTTAATGGATTTAATAAACATTTCTCAAAATTTCTTTTTCCAATATGCGTTTTTGAAGCATTTAAAATATTTAATAAACTAGAATATTTACTATTATCATCACTAACAACATCTAATTTTTTTATTAAATTATATCCCAATATTAATTCTTTTTCATTTTCAACAAATTTAGGTTTATGTATTTTTTCAATTATTTTTTCATTATGACTATAAGCAAATTCAATTAAATTAACAAATGATATAAGTAATTCATTATGTCTTTCTAAATCAATATATTCAATAGAATTTAACATTCCAGTATTTTTATACACTTTTTGTAGTAAATCATTTTGATAAGTAATATCTAGAAATTTATGATTATATGTATCAATTTTATTATGAAAACAAATATTTTCTAGATTTACATATTTTTTTACTAAATCAAAATCAATATCATCTCCAAAAAATATTATTTCTTTTGGTTTATATTTTAGAATGGTTCTATACATATTATCAAATAATAATTTTTCATCTTCATTATAGTCTTCATATAGTAATACCTTTCCAATTGAAAGTTCTATTAAACTACAAGCAAAATATATTTTATTTTGATTCGTTTTTCTATCTTTAATTTTATAGAGATAAACAGACATTAAATAATTACATCTGTAATCTCCAGTATCTGTAATATAAGTAGCTGGTGAAATAATATCTACAACTTTTCTATCTTTTTTAGCATTTTTTCCCATTTCATTATCAAACTGGTCTACTATAACAACTGTATAATTATATTTTTTTATTAAAATATCAACATACTTTTCTAATGTATGAACTGGAAATCCTATCATAAACGGATTAGCAATTGATATTTCACTTGTATTTTTATTTTTTCTCGTACATAATAAATTTAACATTGAAGCAATTTCATTTAAATTTGGACCCATCTTATTATCATTCAAAGAATACATTTCATAAAACATTCCTACCATTATTAATACTATTGAATTTTCACCATATTTATCTTTAAAAGTATTGAAAAAATTAACATACTCGATAAATATATTATTAGTAATCTTTTTTCCATTTTTAGAAACCATTATGGTTTATATATAATATATTATAAACCTTTAAGTCAATTATACCTATACAACTGCTACACAACTGCTACACAACTGAAATTTACAAATGATCTCTCTTTTTAAAAATTGAAATTAAATTTTATATAAAAATTATTTTTGAATATTATATAAATAATATTTATACAATATTAAATAACTGGAATGTCATCACAAAATGATACACCAATATTTAATTATAACTTAAATAATGCTAGAAATGAATTATTAGATTTACTTGATGGATTAGTAAATTTAAGTTCAGAATCTAATAATTCACAGAATCAAACACAAAATCAAAATCAAGAAGATACTATTCCATGTGAGATATGTAATAGACAAATATTTATAAGTCAATATAGCGTACATTCTATGAGATGCTTACAAAGAAGAGAAATGAGGAATCGCATACAACTTAATATTATTAATCGGCGAAGAGAACAAGAAATAAATAATCAAGAACAAACTTCAGAGTTACAAGGATTAGATATAGATAGAAATAATATGACATCTTCTCTACAATTTTCATCTATATCACAAGAAATAACTAGTAATGATAATAATAATTATTTTAATATTGATGAAAATATTCAAATGGATGGTATTCCAGATACAGACGACGATTTATCCAATTCTTATATATCACATGAAACAAATGAAACAAATGAAACAAATGATACAAATGAAACAAATGATACAAATGAAACAAATGATACAAATAATACAAATGAGCAAGATAATTATCAAATTATAACAGATGATGATATGCCATCTCTTGCTTCTGATACTTCTGAAGAATCTTTAGATAATAATAATAATGTAGATTATGATAATGAAGATTTATTTGTAAGTAATATTAATGAATTATTGAACGATAATTACATGTTCGTAAATGAAATTAGAAACAGAATTCATAATAGAGATGCTATTTATTTTAATCAACAAACATTTAATATACAGAATAATTTAGCAAGTAATCTTACTAATATTGTAAATAATTTTTTAGGTATTCCAATAAGAACACCTTTGAATTTAAGTAAAATTATTACTAAATTAGATAATAATCAAAATAATAATGATATAGAAAATGATTATGAATGTCCAATATGTTATGAAAACCTAAATAAATTAGAAAATCAAATAGAAGATAATAAACCAGTTAAAATTATATGCGGACATAAATTTTGTGAGAAATGTATTTGTAAATGGTTTAAAAATCACGATGATTGTCCAATTTGTAAAAAAAATATGAGAGAGCATATAGAGAATATAACAGAAAATATAACAGAAAATATAATAGAGAATAATAATCAAAATATTACAGAAAATAATACAAATAATGTAATAAATACAGATAATACATTAGATAACATAAATCAATATAATGGATTACCTATAGATGAAGTTGATACTGAAATAGATATAGATTAAAAAAAATTTGATTTTTTTATTTAAGAATAATTTGATAAATTATATATAATATTGATATAATTTCCAAAATTATCGTAATCATTTTTTTGATATGAATGAGAAGGATGATTTTTCATTAAATCCAAATGAATTTGAAAAATATACTTGGGAAGTTATTAAGAAATACTTTGAACAAGATAAAGGAAATCATATAATAAAGCATATTTTAGCATCATATAATGACTTTGTTTTTAAAAAAATAGATGATATTATTAATGGATTTAATCCAATTGAAATATTTCATCATTATATTGAAGATAAAGATTTATACAAATATCAAATAGAAATAACAATAAAAAATCCTAAAATATCTAAACCAATAATACACGAAAAAAATGGAAAATATAAAATAATGACACCAAATGAAGCTAGACAAAGAAATTTATGTTACTCTGGAAATTTATATGTTGATATGAAAATACAAGTTCAATATATAGATATAGATACTAATCATATAAACAATGATGATATAAATGATGATACAAATGATGATATAAATGATGATACAAATAATGAAACAAATGATGAAACAAATAATGAAACAAATAATGAAACAAATGATGATACAAATGATGATTATAATGTAATATGTAAAGATAAAGAGATTAAAAATATAAATCTTGGAAAAATACCAATTATGGTTAATTCAAATTATTGTGTTTTGAATAAACAACCAGAATTTAGAAAGAATAATGAATGTTTATATGATCATGGTGGTTATTTTATTATAAATGGAAATGAAAAAGTTATTGTTTCTCAAGATAGAATTGCTGAAAATAAAACTTATGTATTTAAAGATAATAAGGCTTCTACATATTCATATGTAGCAGAAATTAGATCAGTACCAGATAACATATTTAGTCCTCCAAAATTAACAATATTAAAACTATCAGCAAAAGAAACTCAATTTGGAAAATATATTAGAGTAGTTATTCATCATGTTAAACAAGATATTCCTATTTTTATACTATTTAGAGCCCTTGGTATTGAAAGTGATAAAGAAATAATTGAATATATATTATATGATTTAGAAGACAAAAATAATTTAGATTTAATTAAATATCTTAAAGGTTCTGTTGAAGAAGCAAATAATTGTTTATATAAAAATCATGCGATGGAATATTTAAGTAATTATTTATCTATAACTGGTTATCCTAAGGAAATGCTGACAGTTAAAAATAGAAAGTTAAGTATTTTAAATTCTATTTTAAAAGATGATTTTTTACCTCATGTTGGTGATAATTTTAATAATAAGGCATTATATTTAGGATATATGATAAATAAACTAATTAAATGTTCTATAAATATATTACCATTAGATGATAGAGATTCATATATTAATAAAAGAATTGATACACCAGGTATTTTGATGTCTAATTTATTTAGACAATATTATGGTAAAGTTGTTAGAGATATGAAAATGATGATTTATAAAGAAATTCAACATGGTTCTTGGAAAGTAAATAATAACTACCTAGATATTATCAAATCTACTAATATTTATAAAATTATGAAAAGTTCTATAATTGAAGGTGGATATAAATATTCTTTAGCAACTGGTAATTGGGGTATCAAAAATCAACTTAATAAAAATAAACAAGGTGTAGCACAAGTACTTAATAGATTAACTTATATGGCAACATTATCACATTTAAGAAGAGTTAATACTCCAATGGAAAAAAATGGAAAACTAATTCATCCTCGTAAATTACATCCTACTCAATGGGGTATAATTTGCCCATCCGAGACTCCAGAAGGCGGTTCTATTGGTCTAGTTAAAAATTTATCGATGATGGCAACTATATCAATTTCATCTGATACAACTATTATTAAGAATTTTTTAAAAGAGTACAAAACGATTTTCTTTAATGGTGAAAGAAATTTATTAAAAGATTTTAATGAATATACGCACATTATTTTAAATGGAAATATTTTAGGATATCACAAGAATCCAAAATATCTTTTTAATATTCTAAAAAAATTAAAAAGAAAAGGAGTTATTAATGTATATACATCTATTTCGTGGAATTATCAAGAAAATAAAATTTATTTAAATTCTGAATCTGGTAGAGCAATTAGACCAACTTATATAGTTGATAATAAAGATAATAAAAATATATTGAGATTTAATAAATATCATATATTAAAAATACTCAATAATAATATTAATTTTACAGAATTATTTGATTTAAATAATGATAATTTGAATACAGATAAATGTTGTATTGAATTTCTAGATGTTGAAGAAAATAACACCTCAATGGTTGCGATAAATTTTAAAGATTTACTTAAAGGATTTAGAGGCAATACTTATCCAAGTAAATTTAATTATCTAGAATTACATCCATCTCTCATATTAGGTTTATGTGCGAGTAATATTCCATTTCCAGATCATAATCAAGCACCTCGTAATACATATCAAGCATCTATGGGAAAGCAAGCTATTGGAGTATATAGTAGTAATTTTAATTATAGAATGGATACTTTAGGTAATATTCTAAATTATCCTCAAATTCCATTGGTTAAAACAAAAATAAGTGATATTACTAATTGTAATGAATTGCCTTGTGGAATAAATGTAATTGTGGCAATTGCTTGTTTTACTGGATTTAATCAAGAAGATTCTATAATGATAAACAAATCAGCAGTTGATAGAGGTTTATTTAATTCAACATTTTTTAGGACTTATAAAGATCAATGTAATAAAAATCATTCTACTGGAGAAGAAGAGAAATATTGTAATCCAGATCCAGATATTACAAAAGGTTATAAACCATTTAATTATAATAAACTTACAGATGAAGGTTTTGTTAGAGAAAATACTTATGTAGAAAATAATGATATTATAATTGGAAAAACTATGCCTATAAAGAAATCTGAAAATGAAGCTTATCAAGTAAAAGATAATAGTGTTTCTTTAAAACAAAATGAATCTGGTTTTATAGACAAAAGTTACAGCAATAATAAATATTTTCAGAATACAAATAATGAAGGATATAAATTTAGTAAAATTAAAATTAGAGCAAATAGAATACCTACCATAGGCGATAAATTGTGTCTTAAAGAAACTAGTTATGTTTTAACAGATATTGGATGGATTCAATTAAAAGATATAGATATTACTAAACATTATGTAGCAACTCTTGAAAATAATGAAAATTTAAATTATGTTAAACCCACAGAAAAATATGAATATGATTGTATTGATGAAGAATTATATCATATTGAATCACAACAAATAAATATATATTGTACTAAAAATCATAAATTGTATATACAAAAAAGAGATAAGAAGAATTATGAATTAATAGAGGCAAAAGATGTTTTTGGTAAAAGAGTTCGTTTTAAAAAAAATGCTCATAATAATAATCCAGATATTGAATATATGATTTTTGATAAAAATAAATATGATATGAATAATTTTTTAAAATTTCTAGGTTCTTTTATTTCTGATGGATGGGTTGATGAAGGTGATAAACATAGAAGAATTGCTATATCAATGACTAAACTAAGAAAAAAAATATTTATTGAAAATACATTAAATCAATTGAATATCAATTATAATATGAGAAGTGATAGAGTACTAATTGGAAATAATTATAAAGAAGTTGTAGATTATTTTAAAAAATTATCTGTGGGTGCTAGTAATAAATATTTACCTAATTTTGTATGGAAATTATCTCAAAAACAATCAATTATATTATTAGAGTCTCTCATACAAGGTGATGGTCATATTGATAAAAATGGATGTTATAGTTATTGTACTTCAAGTATAATATTAGCAAATGATATACAAAAATTGGCATTACATTGTGAATGGTCTGGAACTATTAAATTATATAAAGGAAGAGAAGCAGGTAGAGTATCAATTATAAAAGACAGAACTATTACATCTAAATATGATAATTTCATAGTTAGAATAGTTAAGAAAAAAAATGAACCACAAATAAATCATGGTCACACTAAAAAACAACACGCGCAGATTGAAGAATATATAAAATATACTGGTAAAGTAGCTTGTATTGAAGTACCCAATACCCACTTATTTTATTATAAAGAAGATTTATTATCACCACCTTGTTGGACAGGTAATAGCTCAAGGCACGGACAGAAAGGCATAATTGGTATGATTTATGAACAAAAAGATATGCCTTTTAATAAAGATGGTCTTTGCCCAGATATTATTATAAATCCCCATGCTATTCCTAGTAGAATGACAATTGCTCAATTATTAGAATGTATTATGAGTAAAGCATGTATTTCACTAGGTACAACTGGAAATGCTACTGCCTTCACATATAAAAATGCTAATCAAAAAAGAGATGATATTGGAGAAATTTTACAAGCAAATGGTTTAAATCGACATTGTGATGATATTCTTTATAATCCTTTTACTGGAGAACAAATACACACAAACATATTCTTTGGACCTACTTATTATCAAAGACTAAAACATATGGTTAAAGATAAAATACATTCAAGAAGTGCTAATGGTCCTATTATATTACTTACAAGACAACCAACTGAAGGAAGAGCACGTGAAGGTGGATTAAGACTCGGTGAAATGGAAGTTGAATGTTCTTGGGCACATGGAAGTCTATCATTCTTAAAGGAAAGATTGTTAGAATGTTCTGATAATTATAGATTATTTGTTTGTAAAAATTGTTGTAATGTATCAAATGTAAATGAAGATAAAAAAATATTTAAATGTTATCAATGTGGTAATACTACAGACTTTTCACAAATTAGAATTCCATATGCTTGTAAATTATTGTTTCAAGAAATTGAAGCGATGTCTATTAATACTAAATTTATTACAAAATAATTTATTACAAAATAGTTGAAATATTACCTAAAAACAATTATAATAAATTTTTTATTAATAAATTTTTAATAATTTATTTTTTAATATTTTTTTTTAATTATTTTTAAATTTTAAAAAATAAAATGAATAATAATAGTTCTAATAATAAAGGTATGAAGGATACCCCAAAAATATGGAATGATACAGAAGTGAAGGTACTTAAAAAATGGGGTGAGCAAGCAGCATCCTACAGAGTCTTACATAATAGAGCATATAGAAAGTATAAATATTTAACTGCTTTATTTACTATTCCAGTAATTATTATATCTACAGTTACTGGTACTGCAAATTTCTCACAAGGAACTATAGTTCAAATTTATCCTTCATTTGAATTATATTTACCTTTAGTAATTGGAGCATTAAATTTAATATCTGGTATTATAACTACAATAGGTCAATTTTTAAGAGTAAGTGAGTTAAATGAAGCAAATAGAAATGCCAGTATTTCTTATGGTAAATTTGCTCGTAATATTTCTACTGAATTATCTTTACCTCCAAATGAAAGAACTTATTCTGGTTTAGATTTTATTCAAATATGTAGAAATGAAATGGATAGATTAATTGAACAATCTCCAGAAATACCAATGAAGATTATTAATAAATTCGAACATAATAAGAAATTTAAAGATATTATAAAACCAGAATTAATCAATATTAGTTCAATTGATGTATATAAACCATCTAAAGAAGAAAAAGCAAAAGAGTTAGTTGCTGGAGCTGCTGGTAAATTTAGAAATAAATTTTTAACAAATAAATTAAAAGATTTAGAACCCGAAAAAGATTCTAGTAGTAAATTTAAAGAATTTAATGCTAAAAGAAATGTTGAATTAGAATTAGCTGAAATAAGAGGTAATAATATATTAAAAAATCAAGATACTATTAGAAAAGTGAGTTCAGTATTTGATACTAAAGATGAATCTCATGTAGTTGATATGAATAAAGTTAAAAATATATTTGAAACTAGCGAACCAGTTCCTACTATATCTAAATTAGTACCTAAACCTAAAATTACATCTTTAGCAGATTTAGTAAGTAAAGATAATTTAGATATTATTAAAAATGAAGCAATACAAAATCAAGTTATTGATAATAATGAAAATGAAGATCAATTAGAAGTTAGAACAGTAGAAGAAGAAATTGATACAGAAAAAACAAAGAAAATACTTAATAAATTAGATACTGTTAAAAATAATATAGAACAAAATATTAATATTGATGATACTATTAAGATTCTAAATAATGTTGAAGAAAATATAAAAACTACTGCCGATAATACTGGAAATGAAATAATTGATAATGTAGAAGAAGTTATAGAAGATGTTGCTGCTGCTACTGAAGAGGTTGTAACAGATGTAGAAAATATTGCTTCTACTGAAACTACTACAGAAACTACTACAGAAAATACTACAGAAACTACTACAGAAAATACTACAGAAACTACTACAGAAAATACTACAGAAAATTCCAATGAAAATAATCAATAATAAACTTACAATTAAAAAAAATAAAATATATAATTAAATTAAATAATGAAGACTAAAATTGATTTATCTAAGTGTTTGCCATATGATACTCTTCTTATAATACTTCTAGTATTAGTCTCTATTATATATTTAATTAATTTTATGAATGAAAAACACGTTGATGATAAATATGAATCAATTGCTGAAAAATATGTTTCATTTAATAAAAAATATGAAGGAAATCCAATGGATTCTATAGAACATTTTAAAAATGAAAAATTCGAAAATCATGAAGATGCTGGAACTGGTGAAGTTAAAATGACAGAAGAAGATAGAGTTATTGAAATGATTACAACTGCATATTCTTCATATCAACAAGCACAAGAAAAATATGATAAAAGTAGTGACGATTACAGTAAAGCAACATTAGAATTTAATGAAGCAATTGAAAGAAAAGCAGATAGTAAAACTCAAGGTGAATTAAGTGATAAAAGAAATAATGCCAGTTCAGCAATATATGTTAATCTAAGATCATTAAATGATACTAAAGAAAGATTAGAGAGTCTTAAAAGACAATATCCAGAAGAATATGCCAAAGTTGTGACTGGTTCTGATGCCTTAGAGGAAGAAGATAAAGATACTAAACATGTACTTCCTAATATTGTTCATAATCATTATAATCAGTATTATGGTGGTAATCCAGAAATGACTAAATTTTTACAACAACTTACAAATGAACTAAAAGAAAATAGACAAGATGGTGATATGAATCTTATGGATCAAGGAATGTGCTCTGAATTAAATAATAAATTAAGTACTATGACATTAGCTGAATTTAAAAATAATAGATTTGTTCAAGACTTAAAATCTAGATGTGAAAAATCAGATGGTGTTGATTGTTCCTTTAGACCTACAAATTCTCAAACAGCACTTCTAGGTACTTTATTAGAAGATGCCAAAAAAACAAGAGTTGGTGATATATTACCTAAAGACGAAATCAGTACTGATTATTAAATTAAATTAAATTATATTACATTTAAATATTTTAATGCTTTTTGAGAAGCAATTTGTTCTGCTCCTTTTTTAGTGTCACTTTGACCAGTTCCTAATACTTGATTATCATTTTTAACAATAATTGTAAATAATTTTTTATTATTTATAATTTCAACATTTGTTTCACAGAATGTTGGTAAATGACTGAAATTATGTTGAAAATATTTAATTAACTGGTCTTTATAATTCTTATTCTGTTTTATCAATTCTGCAAAATCTATTTTACTCTCTAATACATTTATAATCCATTGTTCTGCAATTTGGAATCCAATCCCGCTTTTATGATTTTTTAGATTCATTTTTTTTTTATTAAAATCTAAAAATATTGCACATATAAATGCTTCAAATACATCTTCTAAAATTTTATAATTATCTCTACCATTATTTTCTTCAATCTGTTTGGATATTATAATCCACTTATTTAATCCAACTTTTCTACACAAATCACCTAACATATGACCATTTACTAATTTACTTCTCATTTTAGTTAAAAATCCTTCATTTTGATCTGGATATCTTTGATATAAATAATTCGCAACTGTTGTACTTAATACACTATCTCCAAGATATTCAAATCTCTCATAACTTTGCTCTTGTAATGGTAAGCAATCTTCTGGACAATTCTTGTTTCCAGTTACAAAATTCTCATTCTTTCTTGTTATATAAGATTTATGAACAAATGCCTTTCGATATATATCAACATTATAACATTTAAATGATATACCATAATCTCTTAGTATTTTATTAACTTGTTCTTCTTCTATCAAAATATTCATATTATTGTAAGGGAACTCTTCTACTTCTGTACTCATTTTGTTCTAATCAAATCAAATCAAATCGAATTGAATAAGATTCAATCTGGTTTCAATAATATCTATATCAGATTATATTAGTAATTTATTTTTAACTAAAATTTTTCAGATTTTAATAAAAAATTTTAATTAAAAATTTTATATTAAAATTCTAAGATTATTAAAATTCTAAAGATTCTAATTTCTTTTCAAGTAAATAAATTTATTTTTATCATTTTTTTTCATTAAACATTCTGCAATTGGTTGTAAATCTACATAAAATTTAATATATCTTTTACCATCTTCTAAAATATCTAATTTATTTCCATCTACTAATCTGGGATATACATAAAAATATCCATTATGACATTCTTTTGTATTCAAAAATATATTCGTTAATGCAGTCTGTACAAAATCTAAAGCAGAATTTACAAGAAAATCATTTATTATATCTACCTCATCATAAAAATAGTAAGTACAACCATATGGTGTTTTTTTTACATTCTTATTTTTTTGCCTATTTAACAGAATTGTATATTCGAAAACTTTACAACTTTCCGCATAATGATTCACAATCTCTTTTTCGCATTTTTTACAAAGTTTATTTTTTTTACATATTCTTGTACTATTATAAAGTATAGTATCTAATGTATCATAATCTATTATAAACGTATCATCTACCATTATGTGTAGAAGGATGTTGATAAACTTAAATCATCTATTTATCATTTCAATTTTTATTATTACATTTAAAATAATAGTTCAACTATTCTTTTAGAAGTTTTATCTCCAATTCTCCTTTTTTTATTATTATTTAGACTTACTTCTTTATTAGCAATAAATGAAATTCTTTCTTCATTCGATAAATTACTTAGATGACTCATAAAATCATTTAGAGATTTAAATTCATTTGATAGTGTTTTAGATATCCTATCACTAACTCCCGGAATTTGATTCAAAAAAATCATTAGAATATTATCTTTTGTGATATTATCCTTTTTACGTTTTTTCATTATATAACTATTATTGATTTCTGTAGGTCCATCATTTTTTGTAAAATATTTATTGGGATTTTTTATCATTCTTTTTATAATTGCTTCAAGAATATATATAGTTTCATTTGTATTTTTTGTTAAAAATATTCCAAAATCATCTCGTATAGTTGTATTTACAATACCACTTAATATTATTTCACCATTCATATCATTTATTGTTATAAAATCAGTTAAATTACTATAATCCATAAAATACTCAAAAATATAACTTACTTTAATATTATTAGAAATAGCATATTTTAATCTTTGCTTTTGCTCATGATATCTACCATCTTTTATAGAATCACTTAAATCTCTTATTGTTTTTCTTTCAAATATATATTTTACTTCATTATTATATTTGATTACTATATCTCCTAAATCCAGATTTTCATATTTAATAAAATTTTCATATTTCATTTTATCAAGTACTTCATCATTAGCAATCTTTTCATTATAATATTCCTTAATTTTAGTTTCACGATTGTCTATAATTACTTCCATTTTATAATATTTGTAAATTATTTTTATATAGAAAATTTTATAGAATAATATTATATTTGTATAATTTAATATGGAAATCGATACTGATAATATTGTAGCATTTATGTCTTTTTTAGTTGGTTCTTACGTATTTATTTCTAGGAACTCAAATGCGAAAGACCTTACCAGTTATGAAATGACTACAAAACTTAAAAGAGATAAACAAGCAGCAATTGATAGAGAAAATGCTGAAAAGAAAGTAGAAGGCTTTTTGGGTAGTTTATTCGGTTTAAGAAAAGATATTGATAAAGACAAAGATGATATCAAAAAAATGCAAGATGATAAATCTAAACTTGATCAGCAAAGAATCAAAGAATTAGAAGAAATTGAAAAATATAAGCAAGGTAGAAAAGATGATTTGGAACAAAGAGAACTTGAAAAAAGAAACCAGTTTAATACTGAAAAAGATATACAAAATACAGCAAGTTATGAACAATATAGTAATAGACTTAAAGATGCTGCTCGTGAATTTAATATTTCAATAGAAAATGTTGATAAAATATCGGAAAATACTACTCCAGAAGAAGTTGAATTACGTAATAGAGAATTAGATATTAAATCAAAACAATTTAATGAATTACTCAAAAGTGATAAGTATAGTAAGAGAAAAGATAGAGAATTAACTAAAGATGAAATGAATCAAAAAGGTAATGAATTTGTTAAAATGCTAAATGAAACTAAATATAAGAATAGACAAGATATTAAATTGAATAAAGATATATTACAACAAGAACTAATAATAAATAATAAAAATTTTAAACTTGAAAAGAAGAAAATAGAAGATTCTGCAAAAAAATATTTTACGGCATTAGAAAAACAAGATGAACTTTCAAAAGAAGAACTTCAACAAAGAAAAGACGAATTCAGACAAACTTTAGAAGCAAATCAAATTGGAGAAGATAAAGATAGAGAACTAACTGATAAACAATTTGAACAACTAGAAAGATTTCATAATGAGGAGTTTAAAATACGTGAAAAGGGATTAACATTGGATAATAAAAAACTAGAAGAAGCATCACAACAATATTATACTTCTTTAGAAACTAATACTATTAATCGTGATAAAGATAGAGAATTATCTAGAGATGAACTAAAGGAACAAGCAAAACAAATTGATAATGAATTTGAAGTTAATAAATTAAAAATAGAAGAAGCATCTAGACAATTTAATTTAGAAATGAATTATCGTGAGCAGAGTTTAGAAGGAGAAGAAAACTTTAGAGAGGAACAATTAAAACAAGCAGAAGAACAATTTAGAGAGACATTAAGAGCGAATCAAAGTTTTGAAGATAAAAATAGAGATTTATCTATAGAACAATTAAAACAAGAAGCAAAATATTATGATAGTCAGTTTGATATCGCAAAAGAAGAATTAAAAGAAAAATCTAAACAATATTATGCGGCATTAGAAAATAGTGTAATAAGTGAAAAAGAAGATAGAAAATTGGCTGAGAAAGAACTAAAACTTAAAAAAGAAGAATTTATAAAAACACTAAAAGAAAGTAAATATAAAAATAGAAAAGATATTAAATTAGAACAGAAGGAATTAGAACAAGAAGCATTATTACATAACAGAGATTTGAAAATGAAAGTAAAAGAATTACAAGAAGCTGCCAGACAATATAATAGGACATTTAAAAGTGATTCAAAATTCTCTAAAGAAGAACTTCAGCAAAGAAAAAATGAATTTAGAAAGACTTATAAGGCAAATAAAATTAGTGATAAAAGAGATACACAATTTAATGAAAGACAATTAAAACAGATGAGTAAATTTCATTCTTCTGATAAGAGACAACAAAAATATGAATTTAAAAAAGAATTACAAGATAGAAATGAACAGAGAGATTTTGAATTAAAACAACAAAAACGCGATAATAGATTACAACGTAATATAGCAAAATTAGAAAGATTAGCTGAAAGAACAAAACAAATAAGAGACTTAAGACAAAGAAGAAAAGAAACAAAAAGTGAAGAGAAACAAACTAGAGAACAAATAAAAGGAGATATAAAACAAGCAAAAATACACGCAGATGCACTTGTTGAAGCAGCAAAGGAAACAAAAACAAATAATTATGATATGGGTCCTATTATAGCACTTCAAGAACGTATTAGAGTAGAATCGAATAAAGATTCATCAGAGATTAGTTCAAGTACATTAAATGAAATTTTAGATAAATTAGATAAACTATCTAATGAAAAACTTGAACAACAACAATTAAATACAGAAAATACAAATGACCCAGATATCGAATTTGTAGATTTTAAAAAACATAAAAAAATATTTGACATTTTACAATATACAAAAGAAAATAAATCTTCACTATTAGAAGGTGGTAAATCCGGAGATGGTAATTCATCTCAAGAGATGGTAGCAGGTAAATTAAAAGAGGAAAATGAAATGAAGTATATAAATCAAAATGTTAGAGTTAAACTACCAAATTCAGCAGTTCAATTAGAACGAGAGAGTGGGATATACCGAATGAGGCAAATAAAAGAAAGAGTAGAAAAATTTGGAAAAGATATAGATGATGAAATAGAAAATATAAAAAATGAAAGTAATAAATCACTAGAAATACTAAAGAACGCAACAGAAATAAAAAATAAAATAAATTCTGAATATAAAAATATACTAGAAAAATACGAAAAATTACAAGAAGAATTAGAGACTATAGATACAGAGGATAAAGAAAAATCACCAAATATAATATTACAAAAACTAAAAAAATCAAAAGAAAAAGTAGAGAATATAAGGGAGTCAACTTCAAAAAAAGTAGCACAACTCTTTAAAAATAATAATAATACAAAAATTAATAATAATACTATAAAAAACCGATATGAAACAATAGTAGAACCTTTAATTCAAAAACTAGATAACACAATAAAAAATAGGGAAATAGAATTTTCAAAAATTTTTTCGACGGTCTCCGGCTTGGTCACGGATGAGAATTTTAAAACCATGAGTGAAGATAAACTACGCGATGTTCTTAAGAAAAAGAAAGGCGTCATCAGCCCTGAAATTCTGAGTGAAATGAATAATGAAGATGTGAAAGAAATGTATCTAATACGCTTCCCAGGTGCCTACACAAATGAAGAGTTGAATAGTAAGTTAGAAAATAGAGATATTACGATAGATAATTTGAAGTATAGTCTCCTCAAAAATTTCGGATACGTAAAAAATTACGGATATTACGAATACGGAATTATAAACTCCGAATACGAAAGTATAAACCCCGAATACGAAAGTATAAACCCCGAATACGAAAGTATAAACCCCGAATACGGAATTATAAACCCACCACCACCATCACCACCACAAGTGAAAGATATAAAACAATTTGAAATAGAACTATCTAAAGCAACAAAAGAACTATCAGAAGCAGAATTACTACTAGAAAAAAAAAGAACAGAAAAAGAAACTACAGAAACAGAATTAAGAGACCTAAAAACTAAACTATTAAATATTACAAAAGAATTAACCGATAAATTTAAATTGCCATCACCACCACAAGGGGCAGAAGAAACAACATCATCAGTAGAAGAAGAAACAGAAGAAACAAAAGAAACAAAAGAAACAGAAGAAAAACAAGCAAATCTTACAGAAACAATAGAAACAAAAAAAAAAGAGTTAGAAAAAGCAAATAAAGCAGTATCTGAAGCAACAGAAAAAGTAAATGTAAAATTTGAAAACTTACAAAAAGCAACAATCGCATTAGATAGCGAGCAGAACCAACTGCAAGTAAAAAACGTGGTGAACCAAGCAATAAGAAATGTAGATACACAATTAACTACAGAACAGGGATTAGAAAAAGAACTTAAAGATGCAGCAAATGAAGCAAAACAAGCAGTAGAAAATATAAATAGTTTTTATTCACAATATAAAAGAAATGAAATAGATAAAGTACAAAATACACTAGAAGTAGAAGAAATTAAAGCAAAAAAAATAATAATTGCAGCAGAAAAAGCAGATAAAGAAGTCGCAATAGAAGAATTTCTAAAAGCAGCAGAAGAAGCAAAAAAAACATCAGAAGAACTATTAGTTGCAGCAGAAAAACTAAAAAAAAAACTAGAACAAGAAACGGTGTTAATAGTAAACAACAGTAATAAAGCAAAAGCAAGAAACTCATTAAACTCAGCAGATAAATTTATATCTACAGCAAAAAAAGCAGCAAAAGCAGCAATAAAAATAGCAGCAAAAGCAGAAGCAAAAATAATAGAAAAAAATATTGATAATATGGATATATCAGAGGTGAAAGAAAATATTAAGGATGCCCAATCTGCAAATATACAATTATATAAATCATACAAAACAAGTATATTAGATAAATTAATAGACTCAAAAAAAAAACAAATATATGAACTAAAAACATATGTAAATTCAGAAAATATAATCGATATAATAGATAAAGAGTTAGAAAAAATAGAAATACTAATAAAATATGTAATAAACATTGAGGAGGCATTATCCGAAGAAGAAAGAAAAGTAGAAAATATAATAAAGAAAAAAGTAGAACCATCACCACCGCCATCACCACCAACATCACCAACACCACCACCACCACGACCAACACCAACACCAACACCAACACCAACACCAACACCAACACCACCACCAGAGTCAGCACCAGAACCGAGGGGAAAAAGAAAATTTTTCTCTTTTGCAACAAAATCTGCTAAAAAAAATAAAATAAAAAAAAATAAAGCAGAAGAATATATTATATTAAAATTAATTCAATTAGTAGATCTATATGAAAGTAATGAAAGTACTGAAAATAATGAAAATACTTTAAATGATATAAAAAGGCAAATGAGATATGATGTAGAAAAATTTAAAGAAGAAATAAAGCCAACAAGTATTACTATTAATAATAAAAAGACTAAAACATTAAGCGAAATTGAAAAAAAACTAAAGAAACAAAGTACGGACGATGAAAAAACAAAACTTAATGATTTAAAAAATGAAGTAAATAATTTTTATGATAATAAAAATTTAAATCAACTTTTAAAGGATGATAAATATAAAAACTATGTTACAATAGTTATTAACTTGATTAACAATGGAATCACAACTGAGACAGAGGAAGAGCAGCAACCGCAACCGCAACCGCAACCGCAACCGCAACCAGAACCCGAACCCTCACCCTCACCCTCACCCTCACCCTCACCCTCACCCTCACCCGACCAACCCTCACCCGAGCCAGCACCAGCACCAGCACCAGCACCAGCACCAGCACCACCATCGGACAATAAAGATAGAATAGAACTACTAATGAAACTCGCGGACAGATTAGCAACAATGGAAATGAAAGAACCAATGACAGACAAATGATTTTCCAAATGATTAGACATAGATATAAGATAAAATTAAATATCTAAAAAATCTAATACAAACATAATTAAATAATTAATAAAAATTAATTTTTTTTATGAAGATATTATGAAAAATAAATTAATAATATTTATTAAATATAATAATAATGAATAATATTAATATTAGTAATATTAATAGTAATTTAAATACTATAAGTAACACCAAAGATCTAAAGGAAATGATAAAAAAAATAAAACAAATGAAAGAAAAATTAAATGAAAAAAGAAAAAATATTTTAGAATATATTAGAAATATTACAAGCCAAGAAACAACAATTACTGATGATCAAATCGATGTAATAATAATAAATATATCAAATTTAATAGAGAGATTTGAAATTTATAATACAAAAGTTGAAGATTATAATAATTTAAAATCAAAAGATAAAAAAACATTACAAAATAATAAAGAAAACGATATTAGTAAACCATTTAATACATTAAAAAATAATATGGAAATTTTTATAAATAAAGAAAGTTCAACAGAAAATGAATCCCTTCAAACTGAGCAAAATAAATTTATTAAGGATTTAAAAGAGACATTCTTAGAAAAATTAAGAGAGTATGCAAATTCAAAACAAGATACTGGTGAACTGAGTCAAGATGAATTAAATCAATTAGAAAAAGAATTAAAAAAACTTTATACTGATTCGATAGATAAAATTAATAATTCAAAAAGCCAAATAAATAATTCAAAACAATTTATTAATGAGTTTATAAAAGAATTAGAAATAAAATTAGGAGAAAAATTACAAAAAAAACAAAATACATCTCCCACATCCGAATCTAAAGTTGGTGTTGTTAAAACAACAACTAGTGAAATACCTGAATTAGACCAAAAAAGTTATTCTGGCACTGAAATACAACAAATTAATATTTTTATAGAAAAACTAAATAATTTATTGGAAATAAATAGTAATGATGAATATAGTAATGATAAAGATAATATATCTAAATATGTAGAAAATATTATTACAAACTTTAATAATAAAGGTACTGATATTGTTAAAATTATTGAATCAAAGGATATAAATGTTGTAGTAAAAAATATAAATCAACAATTCCCTATTATAGCAATTCACAAAAATATTAGTCAAGAAGAAATAAAAAGTTTAGAAGAAAATTATGATTTCTTATTTTATCTAAAAGGTATTAATACCGAAACAATGACAAATAAATATGATAATAACTATAAAGGAGATGATAATAACTATAAAGGAGATGATAATAACTATAAAGGAGATGATAATATTTGGTTAATTGGTATTTTTAAATTAAATATTGTTAATTTAGAAGAAAAAATCAATATAAAAAAAGATATTGATTCTTATTTATTAACTAATGTAGTTACGAAAGGTAATCTTGATAAATTTTTTATAAAAGATAATAAATACTTTAAAAAAGTAGAAGAAGATAACAAAGAAAACTTAAACTTAATAACAAATGAAGATATTAAAGAACAAATTAATAAAGAGGGACAAAAAGGTAGTGGATATTATAACTATTCATTATATGGAGGACAATACGCTGGACAATATTACTATCCTCCTAGACAAATTAAACAACCTCTTCATAATTTCATAGTTCCTTTAATGGTATTCAAAATGTATAGAATAATTTTATATAAAAAATTATTAAAAAGTGAACAGAAATTTTTATTTCAAAATATATTCATAGATATTGTTTCTTCATTTATGTTAATTATAGGATTATTTACATTAGGTTTAAAGAAAGTAGCTTCTTTATTATTTACAGATTTATTATCTAGTGTTGTAGTAATTTATTTATTCTTATTTGCGTATGATGATTATGTTAAAGATAAAAGTAAAGTGAATGTTCAATATATTATTAATGTATTAATATTAATTCCGTATTTTGTTATGTATTTATAAAAATATTTGTATTATTATAATAATAATTATGGCTGAAAATACTATAGCATCACCATCATTACCACCATTTTATGCGAATGATAATTATTTTATACAGCTTAAAGGTAATAATTTTTATAATAAAGAAGAATTTATTAGTGAAGACATCACACCTCAAGATTTATGGTTATTAAATAAAACAAAAAAATTATATAAAGAAATTAGAATAGATAAACACTATATAGGAAAAAATTTACCTCAATTTAATGAAATATATTATTATGTAAATAAATATATATTAGAATTTGATTTTTTCTTTAATGATGATGAATTTAAGATAATAGATATTGAAAAACAAACCCTTATTGAAGAATTAAAAGAGAAATATAATTCAATGGTTAGAGATGTAAAAACAAATACATATGGAAGATTTTATGAGTTTTTAAAAATATATTTTGGGAAAATATTTGATAGTATAAAACCACAATTAAAAGAAAAAGAAATTATAATTGGGGAAAATAATTATAAAATAATTACGAATGTAAAAGATGAATCTTTAATGAAAGATCCTTCTGGAAAATATCCTAAAACTTTAGATAAATTTATATCAGTTAGAAATTTTAATAACTCTAAATTAAGTGATAATGATAAATTATTTGTATCAAAAAGTAATATGTATAATTTACCAAATAGAGATATTTTTGAAGATTTAGAAAATATAAATTTTGATTATAGGAGAAACGTTGAAACAAACAGTTCGGCAATTGATAATAATGATGAATTAAGTCAATTATTAGAAACTTTAAAGAGGAGAGGAGATAAAGATAAATCTAAACAAATATATAAATCTAAACAAATATATAATTTTGAAGAAACACCTATGTATGAACATTATATTACAAAAGGAGTCATTTTTTATTACAAAAAAATTCTAGATCAATTAAAAGATGATATAACTAATAAAAAAGATTTAAAAGATAATAGTATCCAAATATTTATATATCAAATAATATTCGAAAATCTATATAATAAAATTGTAGAAAAAGATGACGATGTTATTTATTTTAAGTATCTAAATCATTATTTTCCTCCATATAGTCAATTTTTTACATTATTTTATGTTGAAATGAAACAAATTTTAGATGAAATAAAACTTAAAGATGAAACACAACAAGTAACAATGTTTTGTAATATTAATGATAATATTAGAGCAGTCAAGAGTACTTATAAAGATATAGACGATAATAATAAAATAAAAATAATAAAAAAAATAGCAGGTGTAGAAGTTGATGGTCAAAATGTAAATACAATAATTCAAAATTATAGTAAAGTTAAAAAAAAAAGAATTTTTCAAATGAAAGAAAAAGACGCATCTGATAATACTTCTTATGATACATCTTATGATACATTACAAATTACTCTTAAAACAAATGATAAAGAATGTATGCCAAATAATGAAATCAAATTTAATAAAATTTTTGATACAATTAACCAAACAGTTATGTCCTCTTATATGGCAATTTCAAATTTAATTCAAGCTGGGCAAGGTATTATGTTTTTTACATTTGGTTATTCTGGTGTTGGTAAATCATATACTTTATTGGGAGATAATAAAACACCTGGTTTATTAGGTGCTATTGTTAATTCTATTGATGGTGTACAATCTATGGATGTAAGAATTTATGAATTATATGGATTAGGTTTACATGAAACATCTGAAAACTATTGGAGTACAGATAATTTAGTAAAGAAAGTTATTTTTCATAAATTAAATAAATATAATAACGAATATTCAGTTGATGATGATGTTGAAATATTTGATACACAAGAAGGTGGTAATAATAATAATAATATTAAATTAGAAATTGCGAACGATAATTTGAACGAATTTTTTAATGACTTAAGTAAAGAAACTGGTATTGCAGATAAAGTAGATAATAAAAGAAAAAAAGGATATAAGATATTTGATAATATTATAAAAACCATAAAACCAACTGCTAATAATCCAGATAGTTCAAGATCTATTTTAGTATATGAATTTTATATTCAAAAAAATGAAAAGAAGATTCCATTTATTATTGTAGATTTACCAGGTAGAGAAGATGTTATTGGAAGTTATAATTTACCAATTAATTCTGATTTAAACCTAGAAATTGGTAAAATGGCTACAAAAATAAGAAAAAATGAAAATGAAAATGAATTAGAAACATATATAGATGATAATTTTGGTTCAATTATTAATAATTATGATTTTAAAATTTCAAATTACAATGAATCTAGAGATATGGATATTGAAGCACAATATTTAAAAATTAATAATTATGAAACAAGTAAAAAATTATATACTTTAAATAAAGTAAATAGTAATGTTAATGTTAAAATTGAAATAAATAAAAGTAGTAAATATGGAGAAAAAACATATGAAATAATTAGAAAGATTAGTGATACTAATGTCGGTAATAATGATAAATATTTTAAATTAAATGAAATTAAAACTTATGATTTCCCATCAGATTTTAAAATCAATAATTTACTACATTTTACAAAAAAAGACGAATCTAATAATGAAAATTATACATCAGATAGCACCTTAAATTCACATTTGAAGAATATTAAACAATATATTCAACAATATCAAATTAGAAAAGACCTAAACACCCAAACGATATCTATTTTTGATAACCGTGATAACCGCAATAAACTATCTAAAGGAGAAAATATAATATTTCCATCTACATTAGGTAAAAATTCAACAGATAAAGTTTCAACAAAATATTATATAAGTGTAGATGAAAGAATTTTTACTAGAGGAAATATAAGGTTAGAAGAAATATCTAAAAGAGATGGTGATTGGGATTTTAGTATAAAAATAAATACATATAATAATATAGAAAATAATTTTAACCTATCAAAAGAAGATTATGATACTAGAAATAAAGAGTTAAAATCAAAATATGGAAGTATATTCTTCGGAATTACTCCTAACGATAATAATAACAATGACATAATAGTATATTACAAAATAAAATCTGTGGATGCTGTGGATGATTCAATTAAGGAAGAATTAAATAAAAATTCTAATATGTCACAATTAAAAAAATATTTTAAAAATTATAATAATATATCTCAATTACCAATACTGTTAGATAATACTATAAATGAAAATATTAAAGAAGAAAAAGACAAGAATATGTTTACTAAATCATTGGAAGGTATTTATATAAATGAAAATATTAATTCTATTATGAATTTATTATTAAATAAAAGAAAGATATCAGATGATTTAATTAAAACTGCAAATATATCTGGCGAATATGATACATCAAATATATATTATAAAAAAAGATCCAGTAGTGAATATGATGAAACAGTATTTTATACAAATTTTTATAAATATTATGAAGATAAAGCAAATGATGTAACATATGCACCAATTACTAATTTATGTGCTTTTTTTGTTTTAGCAAATATATCAAAAAATGAAATAATACAAAAAAAATTAAAAGAAAATGTAGGAATTAAACCAGAACCAGTTGCAGCACCAAAACCAGTACAAGAACCAGAACAAGAACAAGCACCACCACCAGAACAAGTACTAGACTTAGTACCATCACGAGTAAGAACAACAACACTAAGAGCAAAAGCAAAAGCACCATCAACATCATCATCCCCAGAAGCACAAAAACAACAATATGAATATAAAAATAAAGAAAAAATAATACAAGTATTAGATTATTTATATACATTAAGAGAATCATTGAATACTAACTTAAAAATAAGAATGGGTAAGATTACTAATATCAATATCCTTAGGAACGATTTTATACAAAGAGATTTAGAACAATTACTTAATAATGATTATAATGTATTATATGATATAAAAGGATTAAAAACTATATTAGATAAGAAATTTAAAAAACCTAACAACCCTGACAAAAAAGATATAAAAGACCTTGGTGATTTTAAAACAAAAATTATATCAAATATCCCAACAGACATAACTAAAATTAAAGAAAAATTAGATAATGGTATAATCAGTAATTATTTAATATTATTAGATGAATTTTTAACTACATCTGGAGATAATTATCTAATAAATAAAGATGAATATATAACCCTATTGAATAAAACCTTATCAAATGCTGGTATAAATAAACCAATAAGCGAAGCTGTAGCTGAAAAAGAATTTCAAAAAGCTAATACAGATGAAAGTGGTCAACTATCATTTTTAGAATATTTAAACGTTTCAATTAATGAGTTAAAAAAATATAGTAAAAATAAAAGAACTAGAGATATAGTTATGAGTGGAGATATAGTTATGAGTGGAGGTGAAGAAGGTGAAGAAAAATATATTAGAAGTAATTATGAAAAGCAAATGTGTAAAACACAAATAGGAATGTTAAAAGATTTTGAACAAATTATTAATAAAATTGTTACTAAAACGAATAAATAGAAATTAGAAAGGACACAAATTTAATATAAAATTTTTAATATCAAATTTAGAAACTTTTTCAGAATTATTTTTATAAAATAATCTAGGTATATAATATCTAAATTAATTTGAAATACTTTCTAAAATAGAATATTAATTATTATGTAAAATGTAAATATTTTATGCCAAATGTAAATATAAATTATGCTAAATGTATTTAAATAATATATATTGTATATATAAATAATAATGGTTGAATATAAATGTGAGAGATGTCATTATATTACTACAAAAAAATCATCATACAATAATCATTTGAATAGGAAAAATCCGTGTAAAGCAATACACTCTACTATTACTATAAAAGAACTATTAGATAAACTAAATACACAAAAAGAAGGATATATATGTAATAAATGTAATAAAGTTTTTAAAACTAGACAATCTAAATATCAACATCAAAAAAGATGTAAAATGGATTTAGTTGTTAAAAAAGAAGAAGAAGAAAATATATTACTTAGATTGGAAAATAGAATTAGAGAATTAGAACAAAATCAAAAAACTAATACACATATTGAAAATCAAAATATAGAAACACAAAATAATATAACACAAAATAATATTGTTATTAATTTTACGAATGAAATTACAGATGAAAATAAAAGTTATTTATTACATAATCTAAAAAGAACACTAGAAGGCTATGGTAATTTAAACTCAAATCAAATAGCAGAAAAAATTCCAATAATTATGAAAAATCTTTTAAAAAATATTCATTTTGATAAAAATAGTCCGAAATATCACAATTTGAGATTAAAGAATAAAGATGATGAAAATATGAATGTTTATGAAAATAATAAATGGAATGAAGTAGATGTTAAAAAAAAAATAAATGAAATAATAATATATCTATGTGATATTATAAGTGAAATAGGTGGCGAAGATGATTTTAATGTATTTAAAAATCCATTAAATACTTATTCAAAATTAAGTGAATTACAAGATAAAGTATATGATTTATGGTATAATACAAAAAAAAAAGAAGAAGACATTGATAATTATAATAATATAAAAGATACTATTCATGAAGAAACACAGAAAATTACTGAACCAATTGAAACATAATTTTTATATAAAAATTTGAATCTCTTTTTTATTAATTTATTATTTATAATTAATAATAATGACCAGTGCTCAAAAAGTAATAGACACTATTCAAACTTATATTAGAAATACTGATGAAAGAAACAACAAACCAGAATTAACTTCTTCTAGTTGGTATCTTCCAAATCGTGCTGGATTTGTTAAAAGTATTCATAGTATTTTTAATAAATACGAATTGAAAAAACAAGAAGAAGGCAAAACTAATTTAGATAAAGTAGAAAATAATAAACTGGATTTATTTCCTCACCAAAAGTTTGTTAGAGATTATATGCAAGAAGACTCTCCTTCTCGGGGACTTCTATTATATCACGGATTAGGTGTTGGTAAAACTTGTGCTTCTATTGCGACTGCTGAACTTTTAGCAACAAATATGAAAATATGCGTAATGCTCCCAGCATCCCTTGAAAGCAACTATATTAATGAAGTTCTTAAATGTGGGCAACCATTATATTCTCTTAATCAAAATTGGAGTTTTATACATCATAAACAAGTTAAGCAAGTTGGATTATTATCAGATATTTTAAATATCATTGATCAAAAAACTTATGATAAAAATGGAGGATTCTGGTTTTCTACTCCAAACAAAAAATCAAATTATGAAAAATATAATGCCAAACAACAAGAACAAATCAATAGACAAATAAATAACATTATTCAAAATAAATATAATATTCTTCATTATAATGGTTTGAGTACTAAAAAGATTAATCAACTTACAGAAGATGATACCATTAATCCATTTGATAATACATTAGTTATAATTGATGAAGTTCATAATTTTATATCAAGAGTAATTAATGGTTCAACTATCTCAGAAAAGATTTACGAATTAATATATGAAGCAGAAAATTGTAAAATATTGTGTCTATCTGGTACTCCTTTAATCAATAAACCTTTAGAACTAGCATTCTTAGTAAATCTAATAAAACGCTCAGAAATTGAATATACTCTAAAAACAAACGAGAGTTTAGATGATAAGAAAATAAGAAAATTAGAGGATTTATTAGATACTAATAAGTTTTTAGATCATTATACTTATGATGCCTTGGAAAAGAAATTATTAATAAAATTAGTTCCTTTCAGTTTCTCAAGAAATAAGGATTATAAATTGTCAAAAGATAAAGATAGTCAAAAAGATATGAAAATATTAAATGATTTGAAAAATGAATTAAATAAAAATGATTTCAAGTTTAACATAGATAATAAAGCAATTCAATATCAAAGTCTTCCTACAAGTGAAAAAAAGTTTAATAAATTATTTATAAATGAAGATGATGGTAAGATTAAGAATGAAGAATTACTTATGCGAAGAATTTTGGGTTCTATATCCTATTTTGTATATACTAAATCTGAATTGTTTCCAGAAATTAGAACAAATGAAGTAGTAGAAGTAGAACTATCAAATATTCAAATGAAAAAATATATTGAAGTGCGATTAGATGAACTTCGTAAAGAAAAGAGATTTAAGAAAGAATCTGATGCGAACCAAGTTTATAAAGCATTTACAAGAATGCTTTGTAATTTTACATTTCCAGAAGAAATTGAAAGACCTTATCCAAGCAAACTTAAATTTATGTTAAGTGATATGGATGTTGTAGATGATTATAATAAAAAGGTACAAGATAAATTAATCAAGTTAGAAGCAAAAGAACAAAAAGAAAAACAAAAGAATAAATCAACTAATCCAGACCCATCCTCGGTATCCCCGGCATCCTCGACATCCCCTTCTAAAGTTGTACCAGATAGTACAAATCAAGTACCAGATTTAACATTTACACCAAAAAATTATAATGAAGATGATTATCAAAAGAAGATAACTGAGATATTGGATGAACTCTATCAAAATAAAGAGAAATATTTAGTAGAAGATTTAAAACTATATTCTCCAAAATTCCATAAAATATTAGAAAATTTAGGAAAATCAAAAGGGTCTGCTTTAATATACTCACAGTTTAGAAAAGTAGAAGGTATTGGAATTCTAAAGATGGTATTACAAGCAAATGGATATGCTGAATTTAAAATAAAAAAGCAGAAGAATACTTATGTTTTAGATATTGATAAAGAGGATTATAATAAACCAAAATTTGCTGAATTTACTGGAGATAAAGAAATGACTTCAGTATTACTTGATATATTTAATAATAATTTTGAGAATGTACCTAAAGAAATTACAAAAGAACTGGATAAAATACATTCAAATCAAGAAGAAATTAACAACGGAAATCTCAGAGGTTCTTTAATAAAAATTATGATGATTACACAATCTGGAAGTGAAGGTATATCTCTTAAAAATGTTAGACAAGTACATCTTCTAGAACCTTATTGGAATATGATAAGAATGGACCAAGTTATTGGAAGAGCAGCAAGAACTGGTAGTCATTTAGCATTACCTAAATCAGAAAGAAATATAGATGTATTCAAATATTTATGTTCATTTTCAAAGGAAGATTTGAAACTAAGAAAGATACAAAAAATGGATAAAGGATTAACAACAGACCAAGTTATTAATAATATTGCTGAGAAAAAAGCTTCAGTGATGAATAGAATATTGGATTTAATGAAATCAGCAGCAGTTGATTGTCATTTACATAAAAAGAATCACGAAAATGTAGAATGCTTCGCATACCCTATAAATATTAACGATAAGAATTTAGTAACCAAAATAGATATTGAAAAAGAGGAATTAGATTATATGAAAAAACAAAGAGAAGAACAAGTAAAATTAGATTTAAATAAAATAAAAATTAGAGATATTGAATATATGATATTATTTGATAATGATAAAAGAAAAACTGGTCAATTATTCGATAAAGATGAATATGATAAATTTAAAACTATAAAGTTTGTTGGATTATTACTAAAAAATGATAAAAATGAATATATATTACGATTAGTTAAAGATTAATTAGAAAAATAAAAATTTTAATAAAAAATTTTAATAAAAAATTTTAATAAGAAATTTTTATTAATTTCTTATCCTATTCCATTTTTACATATTATTTATACCACTACAAATATTATCCAAATCATTATTTTTATTATTACAATTAGCAATATCGCATAAAATATCTAGATTATGTTCTATCATAAGATAATCATTAAGAATAGTTTTAGAGATACTTTTTATTGTTAGATGATAAATATCATCTATGAGATTATTTTCAATATCTTCTACATCAGCAATCATAACATCTAAATGGTCTTTAATATCACTACCATATAATATCATACCAATAATATTATTATTTAAGATGTAGGTTTTTAAGTTTTCATATTGAATATCAACGCCATTCATATATAATCTATTCAAATCTCCAAAATGATTATCCATCAAATAGATTTTTTCAAGTTCATCTATAATACTATATTCATCACTATGTTTCTCTTTGTCTTCATAGTATTTGATAGATTCTAGTTGAGTTTCAGTGAAGAAATTATCAAAATCAACTTGCTCTCCAGTTCTTTCATTCATTGAACTTATGTAATCCAGAGATTCCATAATGTACTCTCTGTTTTCTTTTAATTTAGATATAGGTATAAATACATGATGCATTTCAAATTTTAATCTAATTATAGTTTAACTATTATTTAATTGATGATAATTTAAATGATGATAATTTAATTGATGATAATTAAATTAATAATTATATTATTTAGTATTTATTGTTTTAAATAATTAAGTATGAGTAATATAAATAGTTATAGTTATTATGGAGAAATGGAATTAGATAATATGATAACAGATTTTGAAGAAAATATTAAATTAACAGAAACAAGAGATTTAATAGATTTAATGGATTATCTAAAAATGTTATTAGATAAAGAAAAAAATGAAACATTGAATAATGAAATAATTGATAAGGAAGATTATATTTATAATACATATGATGAACAAAATAATAATAGTAGCATAAAACAGAATATTATAAAAGAAGATGTAAATATAAGAGAAAAAAAAGTTGAAGAAAAGACTTATACAAAAGAAGAAGTAAGAAGAAAAAAACAGAAACTAAAAAGATTTTGTAATAGATATTATGATATTTATATTAGAGATGAAAATAATGACCCCGGTTATGTTAAAGTGCTAAATTTAAGAACATCAAGTGATGAAGATATAATGAAGGCAAATATTTTAACTGGATTTTTTTGATAATTATTATGATAATTATTATATGATAATTTTTAGTAAATTCTCATTTTTTCTTTTGTTTCAACTAAAAATTCTAATTTTAATTGAAGTGGTATAGTACTTACAGCAGTGGCATTTTCGGCATCATAAATTTTACAAGTTAATTTGCTTAGAGCATTTAATGGCGGGTCAAAATATTTAATATCTTGACTATAACGATATTCATTTTTAAAAAGAATTTGTGTAGTACTCGCATCGGTTGATATTCTTTTAAAATTATCTAAAATAGCGAAACTATTATTTAATTTATTATTGGAACTATTATCTCCATAGTTTTTTTGTAATTCATCTATATGTAATATAACTACATACTTATCTTGCCAATTTGAACTATCTACATTACCATATGCGTAAGCATTTAGAAGTGTAACCTTAATAACATCTTTTAAAGGTTCATTTAATGTAAATGTATTTGTTCCAGTAATATTTTTAAATACTGATAAATGATGAGGTTTATTTTTTACTTTTTGATAATTTAGTTTTTCATTTGATTGATTAATATCATAACTACTATTATCTAAATTATGAATATAACTCATTATTTATTTAATAAAAAATAATATTTAAATAATTATGTTAAATATTTTATATTAAAAATTTTATATTAAAAATTTTATATTAAAAATTTTATATTAATACACTCTTAATTTTTCAGTAGTTTCGATAAGAAGATTCATTCTTAATTGTAATCCAGCAGTTGATGGCGTATTTGTGAAGGGAGTATCATAAATTGTAAGATTTAAATGTTGAAGTTGAGGTAAAGGTGGATCAAAATATTTTATATCGTGATTATGTATAAATTCATTTCTGTACCAATTACGAGCAGCTCCAGAACTTGTTTGATAATTATCATAATTTTCTAAAACAGCAAAACTATTTTCAAGTTTATTTAGAGAATTATCATTATCAGTTGGGTCACTCGCATCATAAGCACTTACATTTTTTTGTAATTCATTAATTTGTAAAATAGCAAAAAACTTGCCACCCCAATTACTGCTTTGTTGTGCGGAACCATAAGCACTTAATAATTTAACACTAACTACATTTTTAATTGTTTCATTAAGTGTAAAAGTATGAGTTCCCGTTACATCTTTGTATAAAACTACATTATATGGTTTATTAATTAATTGAGATTCTAATCCAGAATTTGGAATAACATTATATTTTTGAAAACATTCTTCTGGAGTATTAATATTAGTAATATTATTTGTTTCTTCAAATTTAATAGCTTCACTTAAATCATTATTTAAAACTTCAAGTTCTTCTTTAAAATTATCATCTAAATTATCTTCAAGACCTTCAGTATCATTCCCTTCTAAATAAGTTTGAAATGTTTCAGTATAATTACTTTGATTAAGTTTATCATCTAATGAATTAGATATATCATTACCATCTAAATTATAATTAGAAATATTCATTTATTTTATAATATAAATTATTGTTTTAAATAATTGACTTAATTTAATATATAGTAATTCTATCTTTAGTTTTAACTAAAAATTCTAGTAATAAATATGTATCTTTTCCTCTTTCAGCAATATTTTCATAATTATGAGGATACATCTTAATATTTAGTTCGCTTAACTGATTTAATGGTGGGTCAAAATATTTAATATTTTCTGAATTTTCTTGTAGATTATAATGATGAGCATATTCACCAATTCCATAATTATTATCAGCAGAATTATTAAATGCTGTTTTTAAATCCAATAAAGCAAAAGCATTTTCGAATCTATTTAAAACTCCAGAATCAGTAGAATCCGCATTAATAGCATTACTATTATCACTTTTCAAATCATTTAATTCATTAATATCTAATACATAGAAATGAAAAGCAGTTGCTGAAGCACCAGTTGTACCATTATAATCATCATAATTTCCAGTAGTAAATGTATTTGCTTTATTAATTTTTAAACTAGCCTTTAATAATTGAACACTTAATACATCTTTGAATGGTTTTGTAAATGTGAATTTAAAATTAAAATCTATTCTATTACCAGAATTATTATTAGTATTAGCTTTTTTTTTGTAAATAATAAATTTATGTTCATTATATATGGTTTTTTTCTCTTCTTCTTGTTTCTGTATTATATTAAAATTATTCAACTGTTGTTCTGGAGTTAAAAAACCAGTTATTTGATTTGGGAATCCATTAGGGAATCCATTATTTTGATTTAAAATTAGAAATTCCATTTATTATTTATTATAAATTATTATAAATTATTCTTTAATATATTAATCATTATCTACATAAATAGTTAATTTATCAGTAGTTTCAATAAGAAATTCTAGTAATAAATATGCTCCATTATCTCTATTCGCAATATGATTATAATTATGAGGATATAATTTTATATTAAATTCTTTCAAAGTATTTAGAGGAGGGTCAAAATATTTAATATTTTTATTGTATTCATATGTATTATAGTAATGAGCATAATTAGATAAACTTCCAGAATCATCATTGTCAAAATTACTATCAAGTATTAAAGTAGCAAAACTATTATCTAATTTATTAACATCCGTTGAAGTAGTTGAATCTAGCAATAAAGCATTACTATTATCACTATTCACATTATTCAATTCATTAATATCTAATATATAATAATGAAAAGAAGTGGCCTCGCTATTACTCGTACCATTTTCACTATCACCAGTACCAGTAACAAGGGAATGTAATCTATCTACATTTAAACTTGCTTTTAATAGTTTAACACTTACTATATTATGTATTGGTTCATTAAATGTAAATTTAAAATCAAAATCTATTCTACCTGCTGGATAATTTGAAGTATTAATTTTCTTCTTATAAATCATTAATTTTCGAGGATTATTGATGACTTTGCTAGGAACTCTTTTTTTAAATAAATCATTTTTTTCCATAATGAAAATATTTAATATAAAATAATATATATTATTTTATTATTTTTAAATAATTCAAAAAATAATAAATTTTATTGATAATTTTATTAATAAAATGATCAAAATATAATGAAATATAATAAAATAACTAATAAACTCTGAGTTTATCTTTTGTTTCAACTATAAATTCTAATTTACACTTAAAAGTTCCTGCTGCTGTAGCTGGTGTAGAAGAATCATCAAAAAGTGAAATATTTAATTGACTTAATGAATTTAAAGGGGGGTCAAAATATCTAATATCTTGATTAATGCCAAATTTATTTTTATAGATATTTACTCTACCTTTTGCAGAAGGATAAGTATTATCTACATTTACACTATCTCTATCAAATGTTTTATCATATTCTAATGTTGCAAAACTATTTAGCAGAGGACCACCAGCAGGTGTAGATGTACTATATATATTATTTAATTCACTAATTGATAAAGTAATAAATAAAGGAGCGGCATAACTTTCATCTCCATCATTATTAGTATCTTCTGGAGCATCTTCCATAAAAATACCATTTAATAGTTTAACACTAACAACATCTCTAAAAGGTTCATTTAAAATTATTGGATCTGCTACATCTCCTTGATCAAATGATACTACTAATTTATGAGGTTTATTTATTATTTTTGGTACTAAACCTTTATCTGGAATTACATCATATTTTTTAAAGGTTTCTTTATTATTATCAATTATTTTATTTTTAATTCCAAAATGGTCTCCAAATTGAGTATTAAGTCCTCTTAGGTTAGGATTAGGACCTCTTTGATATAAATTATTATCTCTAACTGAAACAAAATTTCGTTTATCCATTTTTTATTTAAATATATATTATAAAATAATGTTTAAATGGAACAAAATAAGAATGTAAATGAACTTGAGTATATTTCAGTAGAAAATTTAGAATTACTATACGATAATATTCGTAAATTCTTTACAGATATTCATAAAGTTGATATATTAAATTACAATGTTAAAATTAAAGAGATACTATTTGAAAATATGAAACTAATTTATGGAACTAAACATGCGGCTTCTCTAAAAACAAAAGAATTAAATATAATAACTTTGAAAAATATAAAGAATATTTTAGAAGAAGAAATAAATAATTCTGGAATTAAAAATAGTCAAGATAATCAATATATTCAACCAAATAATCCAAATAATATTCCAAATAATATTCCAAATAATATTCCAAATAATAATTTAGATAATCAATATACTGAAAGAAGTAACAAACTGAATGTAGATATCATAAATAGAGAAAATAATGTATATGATAGAAGAAATGAAGATAACAAAATATTAATGCAACCTTCAAATAATGGTACTTTTAATATGGAACAAAATAAAAACTTTTCAAATCAATATGATAATTTATTATCAGAGAGAAGTAATGCCTTACCAAAAAGAGAAGAGATTAATTTTAACACTCAAGTAATTTCAAGTGAATCTCCAGATAAAATGAATAAAAATATGGAGAAATTACTAGCAGAAAGAGAACAACTATTAAATAAAGATAATAATACAGAAAATTCTAAACCTCAACAATCACTACCTTCAAATCCAATTGATACTTCTAATAATAATTCAAATTTAGAATTAAATTTAGAAGGTTTTACAAATGATGATGATAATTTTGGTACATTATATGAAGAAACTGAAAAATTATTAAAGAATCCGAGTGATATTACACCTCAACAGCAATTAAATGAATATAAACCAGAAAATATAGATATTGAAAATGTAAATGTAAATGATTTTAATTATATACCTACACAAATTCCACAAGAACTTCCACAAGAACTTCCACAAGAACTTCCACAAGAGAATCGTGTAGTTATAAGAAAACAAATAATAGTATTAAATAGTTCAAAAAGAGATTTAGAACAATATCCTAATCCTTATAATTATACTATTGATTTAAAAATACCAATACAGAATATTGTATCCATTAAATTACTGAATGTATTAATTAATATCAATAAAGTTAAAAATAATATCAATTATTTATTGTTAAATTTGAATGATTTTAATATATTAACATCAAATCATGAAAATATTAATGAAAAATTTGCTATAGTATTTGAAAACAAAATATATAATGAAGAAATAATATTTGATACTCCTTTAGAAAGTTTAGACAAATTTACAATTACATTTACTGATAAAAATGATAAAATTCCAGATAGTAAAGATAGTAAAGATAGTAAAGATAGTAAAAATAGTAAAAGCACTTTAAAAAAGAATGATAATATTATTGAATTATTAATAGAATATTTTTAATATCATATTTTTTAATATATTACTATTTTAATATGGATAAAGATATTGATATTTTTTGTGAAAAAATATTACCATATTTAGATAAATATAAAAATAATTTGAATTATGTGATAAGTTTATTAATTAGAGAAATACGAACGAACGATTTAATTTATCTTTATTCAATTAGAAAATGGTATGAATATAATTTATATGAAAATAAATGGGAAGAATATGATTTTACAATCATAATTAATCAAATAAATACTTTTGATAATTTTTTTGAAAATCAATTATATAATTTCTTAAAAAAATCTAAATTGAATCAGAATAATAAAAATTATTTGTTAAATTTAAATAGAAATATAATAGAATTTATAAAAGAAAAAAATTATAATAAAACAATTATCTATGAAAATTGTTGTACATTATTTTGTATAAATGATTCTATTTAAAATTTTATATTATTAAATTATTATGTTATTAAATTATTATATTATTTAGTTTTATCATTTAGTTTTTTTAATTTTTTATTAATATTTAGTTTTTTTATTAAAGAATTTTTTTCTTAATTTGAACATATTATCATCATTAAGATTCTTTTTATTAATAAAACTATTAAAACTTACATTTTTCAAACATTGATCCATAAAATGTAAGCTAAATATTCCACATTCACTATTTTTAAATTGATGTTTAATAGTATTTTGATAAAACTTTAATTCTTTATTAGTTAGCTTAGAATTTTGACTAATTACTTTTGATACAAAATTTTTAACTTCTAATGGAGCACCTCTACCATTAGAATCATAATAATAGCATCCATAGTTTTTACTTTTAGGATTTAAATTTATAAAAAGAGAAACCCAATGACTACCACTTTGATAATGTTTATCCAAATTAAATATATTTCCTAATTTATATATTTTATTACTAACTAATTCTTTTATATCTAAATCACACATATTTTGAGATACACAAGTTCCAAAACCAGTTTTATAAGCAAAATCAATTGGTAATACTCCTAAAAACTTGAAGTTTTTATGTTTTTCTTCATATTGACTCATAACATCTAATAGATTATATGTATTTAACCATTTTTTAGGTTCATTTTCCCAAGTATTTGGTTGTACTGGACGAAATTTAACTAAAAATTTATTAATATCTTTATTTATTTCCATATAATTCTGTTTTAACCAACAAAATTCATTATCTCCACATTTATCATAATTTGCTTTTAAAATAGCATTATATAATTTTTCTTTAGTTTGATTTAGTTTAATTTTATTAGAACTATTTTCTCTATTATAATTCTTTGCTATTTCTTGTAAATCTTTTAAACTATAGCAACTTCCTTTATTATCACTAAATTTAGGAGAACAACTCATTTATTTTTTAATAGATTTATTTTAAACTAATTTATTTTAAAAATTGAATAAATATATTATTCAATTAAATTATTTATTCAATTAAAATATTTATATTTACTAGAGTATCAATTAATCTCAATTAACTTTTAATTTAATTGATAATTAGTAGAAATAAAATTTTAAAATTAAATTTAAAAATAATTTTAGATTATATTATAATATTTCTAAATATTAATTATTTTATTATGGGTCAAAAAAAGAATCAAAATAATTTTAATAATTATATTAAAACTTTTAAAACTGCGAAATCATCAGATTTTACACATACATCATTAGGAAATCCAGCTGGTTCATATTATATTCAAGCAGATGACTATGAAGAGTTTCTGGAGAATTATATTAAATCTATAGAGAATGGTGAAAATTTACATTTAACAGAGAAACATAAGATGATTTTTCCAATTTTAATTGATTTTGATTTTAGATACAAAAATAAACAAACAAGAAAATATACAGAAAAAGACCTATATAATTTAATTAAAATCTATACAGATATTCTAAATCAGTATATTAATACAACTCAATATAAAATATATATACTAGAGAAACAAAATCCTTTATTTGATAGTAATAAGAATATTACTAAAGATGGGATACATATAATGATTCCAAATGTAGTTACTAAGAAAAATTTTCAATTATTTATTAGAGAAAAATGTTTAGAAAAAATGGGGGAAATTTTTAAGAATGATATACAATCAGAAAATGAAGCAGATGATATATTTGATGAAGCAGTTATTAGTACAAACAATTGGATGATGTATGGTTCTACAAAACCAGAAAAAGAAGGTTATAAGGTAACCTCAGTATATGAGTATAATAAAGATTCAGAAACAGATGGTTTAGAAAAGATAGAAGAACAACTTTCATTTTCAGATTATGTTAAATTATTTTCTATAAGAAATAAATTTAAAGAAACTAAATTAAAATTTGAAAATAATTCTGAATATTTAGAATTTAATGAGAGTATTATGGATAAAGAAAGAGAAAAACTTACTAATAAGCAAATTCTCAAAAATTCAATAAATCATAAAAAAAATGAAAGTGTTGATATTGAAATTATAAAAAAACTTGTTAAAATTCTAAAACCAGAAAGAAGTCAATTTTTTGATAGTTGGATAAAACTGGGTTGGTGTTTGAGAAATATTGATTACAGATTATTAGATGATTGGATAGAATTTAGTAAAAATTCAGATAAATATGAAGAAGGAGAATGTGAAAAGAAATGGAATCATATGAAAGATGGTAATTTAGGAATAGGAACTTTAAGATATTGGGCAAAAACAGATAATATAAAGGCGTATGAAAAAATATTAGAAGATGATTTATATAATTTAATACAAAAAGCATCATCTGGAACTCATACAGATGTAGCACACGTCATATATCAAATGTTTAAGCATGACTTTGTATGTACTAGTATTAAAAAGAATACATGGTATGAATTCAAAAAACACAGATGGGTTGCTAGTGATAGTGGATATGTTCTTAAGATGAAAATGTCTAATGAAGTATGGAAACAATTTATGAGAGTGTCTGGTGAATATGCTCAAAAAGCATCACAAGAAGAAGATAATGATGACCAAGAAAGATTACAAAAAAAAGCAGAGAAATATAGTAAAATCGCATCTAGTCTTAAAAATACTACTCAGAAAAGTAATTATCTTAAAGAATGTTCAGAATTATTTTATCAAGAGAAATTTGAAGACAAATTAGATTCAAATTGTACATTAGTAGGATTTGATAATGGTGTGTTTGATTTAGAAACCTATGAATTTAGAGATGGACATCCAGATGATTATATTTCATTCTCAACAAATATTGATTATATTCCATATAGTGATACTAATCCAGTAAATCAAGAAATAATGACATTCTTAAGTCAGATTTTACCAAAAGAAGAAATGCAAGAATATTTCTTAAAATTATTCTCTAGTTTCTTAAGTGGTAAAATTACTAGTGAGAAGTTTCATATATTTACTGGTACTGGTGCAAATGGTAAATCTAAAATAATAGAACTATATCAAAGTGCCTTTGGAGATTATTGTGGTCAATTCAATGTTTCATTACTTACTCAAAAACGTGTTAAAAGTAATGATACTAATAGTGAATTGGCAAAATCTAAAGGTAAACGCTTCATGGTTTTACAAGAACCAAGTGAAGATGAAAAAATGAATATTGGTTTTATGAAAGAATTAACTGGTGGTGATAGAATTATTGCTAGAGGTCTATTCCAAGATCCTATTGAATTCAAACCACAAGCACATTTGGTTTTAACTTGTAATCATTTACCTTCAATTCCAAGTGATGATGGGGGTACTTGGAGAAGAATTAGAGTTATAGAATTCTTATCAACTTTCACAGATACTCCAAATCCAGAGAATAAAAATGAATTCAAAATTGATACAGAATTATCTCTTAAATTTGATGATTGGAAAGAACATTTTATGTCAATATTAATTTTCTACTATAAAAAATATATTGAAGATGGAATATATGAACCAAATGAAGTATTAAAATGTACTAAAGAATATCAAAAAGATAATGATACTCTCAAACTATATATTGAAGAACGTGTTGAACCAAAAGAAGGTGGATTTATTACATTTAGTGAAATATATAATGACTTTAAATATTGGTATAAGGAAAGTGGAGAAGTTAAGAAAGCACCAACAAAACAGCAAGTTCTTAAATATATGAATAAAACACTTATTAAGAATAATAAAAATAAATCTGGATTCCCAAATTTCTGTTTAATTAGTTATTCTATGATAGATGATGTAGATGAAGCTTAATATTAATAATTATACTTTATAAATTAAATTTGTTATAAAAATTATTAAATCTAAATTAAATAATTTAAAATAAAATTATCTTAAAATGTGAATATAATAATTTTTTATTAAAATTAATAATATTAATTTTATTTATAAATTATAATACCTTATAATTAAAATGGATATCAATGACCTAAACATTAATGATATGCTAAAAACTTCACTTAAAATTTTAAAAGAAATGCTAAGTGATAGAAAAATAGATACTAAATATCTTAATAAAATAACAGAAGAAGAAATAATTAAGTTATTTGAAGAGAATCAAATATTTGATTTTAAAGTGAATGATAATTTAAAAGTTATATATTACATGAATAATAAAATTAAGATTCAAGATATTAGAAAAAATATAGATCCAGAAAAAGATAAAGATAGTAAAATAATTTTCATTAGTAAAGAAAATTTAACTACAAATAATTATAAATCATTTAGTGAATTTAAAGAATTTAATATAAAAATTACATTTTTTCATCTAAAACAATTACTAATTAATATATATCGTCATGAATTAGTACCACAACATATTCCAATTACTGATAAGAAAGATATAGAAAAAATAATGAAAGATTATTCAATTAGATCAAAATTTCAATTTCCTATAATTCTAAATACTGATCCAATATGTAAATATTTAGATATTAAAAGTGATACTATTGTAAAAATAATTAGACCAAGTAAAACATCTGGTGAATATATTTCATATAGATATTGTATATAAAAAGTTTTTTTAAATTATGTTATTATAAATAAATATGACTCAAAATAGAGATTTCAGAGAAGATTTTATAAATAAAATTTTAATAAATGAAGATATTATGAAAATCATAAATAGAAACAATACCATTGGTACACCAATAGTATCTAATAAAATAGATTTTCTTAACAGAAATTTAAATATAAAAACATTTAAAATTAAATTTAATAACATGCTCTTAGGATTAGGTAGTATAGGAACTAATAATGATAATAGATATACAATGTATGATTTATTAAAATTTTATGCGACTGGTAGTAGTCTTCCAGATGGAGGAACTTATGGTAGTGATACTCCTATTACAAGTACAAATTGGAGTTCAGCACAATACTTATCAAGTACTTGGTTAAATAAAAAAATTGAAATTCCTCATTTAACAGATAAAGATGCTGATAGAAATATTTTGTCAAATTTTATAATGGATATAATTGTTGAAGCAATTGATAGTAGATTTAGTATTAATAGTCAATATGATATTAGAAATTCTCCACAATATTCAGCATCTAATTATTTTAGAGGACAAGGTAATAATTATAATCCTTATGCTAGTAGTTCTAAGAATTTTATTAAAGCATTTAAAGATCATATAGGTGGAAGTAATGGTCCTCATAGAGGATTAAATATATCAGATATTATTGATAACTTTAATGATCCATCTGGTGGAGAATATGTTAATATATTAAATTATTTAAATAATGAACTTAATATATTTGAGCTATATGATTATATTATTATATTGGAAAATACTATTGACTATTCATATATTGAATTAGAAAAAACTTACTCAAAAATATTATATTTTATTCAAAATTATTTAGTAATGTATATTTTAAAATATTTCTTATTAACTGAATTATTATTAAAAACATTATTAGATACTAGGGAAAATCAAGGTAATACTACAAATGATACTACTAATTTAAATTATCTGAATTCGAGTGATTTAAATCGCTTAAGTAACGAGCAAGGATATTATAAAGGTAAAAATGTAATAAATAGAAATTATGATTATGAGAATACTAATATTATTTTTAATAATAATGATGTTGGTATGAAATTAACACAAGAACAAATAGTTTCCGGAGAAGATTCTGCAACAATAATAAGAGATACATTATCTGTATATGTTTATAAAATTATAAAAGATATGTGGTTAATTAATTATTCAATGGAAAAAAATATAACTTTTCTATCAAGTGAAAATATTGAATATATAAATACACAACATAGAGGTTCAGGTTTTCAGAATGAAGCAGTAATACAAAAATTAAATACTAAAGTTGATATTATTAATAATAATATTACTGAATTAAATTTAAAAAATTTAAATTTACAAAAGAAATATGAAAAGAATAAAAATATGTATTATATTGTAATATCTTTAATTGTAATTTTTATATTTTTAAATCTATATGTAATAAAAAATAATAAATTAGAGTCATTACTAACTATTAATAGTGTAATAGTTATAGTAATATTATTAACTAAATTTTTTTCATTAATAAAAAAATCATATCAGACATTAGTAAAAGACTTAAATAATTAAATTAAGATTTAATATAATTTTTTAAATATATTTATTTTAATAAATATAATGACAACTAAATTTTACGAATATGATAATTGTTCTGAAATTAATAATACTTTAGATAATTTTAATAAGTGTAATAAAGAGTTTGGTATTGGTAATAATATTAATAGTATTGATTATGACAAATGGACCGATTTAAAAGATCCTACATTAGAAAGTTTTGTACCTTTTTTAGTAGAAAGAAAATTTCAATATTATTATCCAAATTCAAGAGATGAAAATCCACAAGGTTTAGTAAGTAAATCTAATTTTTTATTTTTTAACGTAGGCAAAGAAAATCAACAAAAACATAATATATTAAAAGTGCATTTAGGAAATTTACAACCAGATGATGTAATCAAAGAAAATATTGTAAATAATTTTACAGATAAATTATTGAGTAATTCAAAATCATTATATCAAAATTTATTATTCAAACTAACAGACACTCAAAGTATGAGAGGTAAATTAAATTCTTATTATAGTGAAGATATTGTAGATTTAAAAAAAGATATAGATAAATTAAATAATGATAAATTAAAAGAAGAAAATACTTATTCTTCTAAATATTATAAATTAAAAAATTATGAAACTAATATTGATATACTAATAAATTCAATATTTATAGTTTCATTAATATTTGTAATTGGTATATTAACAAATAATGGTATAATAGATTATGGTTATATAATTAATGTAATTTTACTTATAGTATTAGTAATTTATCTATTATTATCTCTAAAAACTATTAGAGATAGACAATATAGTAATTGGGATAAGAGATATTTCGATTATGTTAACGATATTTCTGATAAAGTATAATATTTATCTGATAAAGTATAATATTTATCTGATAAAGTATAATATATATCTGATAAAGTATAATATTTATTAAATCATAAAATATGTAATTATAAAATAATATTTGAAAATTTCTTTTTATTTTTTATTTTTATAAAAACAAATTTTATAAAATTAGATAGATTTTAGAATATAAATTTAAGAATATAAATTTAAGAATATACATTTTAGAATATATATTTAAGAATATATTTATATTATAATATAATATTTATTACGATGGAAGATAATAAAATAAACAAAACTTTACTTAATTTTAGAGGTTACGGATTGTTAAAGTCAGAATTTGATTATAAAATAATAAATAATTTAAAACATGAACTAACAGTATCTCCTAAGAATCTTTCATCGTTTAATAATAATAGTGCGAATATGCCGTCTTATTTTATTTATCAAGAAAGTGAAAAAAGATTATATATTCCAAAGTATCTAGGATTACAAAGATTTGGAGTTCCAGATAAAGATAAGTTAAAAGAAGGTTTAGACATTAATTTAAAATTTAATGGAGGACTTCGTGAAAATCAAGTAAAACCAGTAGAAGCATTTTTGAAAGCAGCAAAAGACGATACAAAGCGTGGTGGATTAATTAATCTTTGTTGTGGTGGAGGTAAGACTTGCTGTTCATTATATATAATTTCAAAATTACAAAAGAAAACATTAGTAATAGTTCATAAGGATTTTTTACTAAAACAATGGCGTGAGAGAATTGAACAGTTCTTACCAGATGCCCGTATTGGTATAATTAAAGCAAAAGTTATAGATATAGAAGATAAAGATATAGTTGTTGGAAGTCTTCAAAGTTTATCAATGAAAGAATATGATAAAGGTACATTTGATGAATTTGGATTTGTTATAATAGATGAATGTTTCCCTTATAATACTGGTATTGTTACTGATAAAGGTGTAATGTATATAGGTACTTTATATAATAAATGGAAAAATAAAGAAGAATTGCCAAAAATATTAAGTTATAATAAAAATACTACAAATTTTGAATATAAAGAAATGACATATTCTTGGGAAAAAATAAATAAACGTTTAATTGAAATTAGTATGTCTAAAAAGAAATTTAAATGTACATTAAATCATAAAATATTAACAATAAATGGATATATAGAAGCAAATAAATTAAATATAGGAGATATTATAATATCAAAATATGATAAATTACATATTGATAATATTATTGCTCCTGCATTAAATGATGATCAATTACAAATTATATATGGTTCATATTTAGGAGATGGACATATTGATATAACAAAGAAAAATAGATATAGATTAAGAATTATACATTGTGAAAAACAAAAAGATTATTGTAATTGGAAAGCTAAAATGTTTGGAATAAATAATTTAAATTATATAGAAAAAAATGGATATTCACAAAAATCTGCGTATAGTTTTCAAACAAAAATTTTTGATTTAGAATATAATATACCTAAAAATGCTAAAGAAGTTCCTGATTGGTTATTAGATAAATTAGATATAAAAGGGATATCAATATGGTTTATGGATGATGGTAGTAACCAAATTAAATATAATAAAAATGGAACTATATCAAATTTTATATCTATACATACTAATAATTTTAATTATGAAATACAAGAAAAATTTGTAAATAAATTTAAAAAATATGATATAGATTGCTCAATAAGAAAAACAAAAAATTACTATTATATTAATTTTAATAAAGAAAATAGTGATAAATTGTTAAATTTAATAAAACCATATATTCATCCTTGTTTTAACTATAAAATATATAGTAATATAGATTCTGAAGAGTTAATAAATAAAAATAAATATATGTGGAATAATAATTTTTTAAATTATGGAACATTAAAAGTAACTAAAATTGTATATCTTGAAAATATAAAAAAAAAATGGCAAAAAGAACCATATGTATATGATATAGAGGTTAAAGATAATCATAATTTTATAATTGGCACAAAAATAACTTCTAAAAATCAAACTGAATATATTGATGGACCGATTGTTTCGAATTGCCACCATATCGGCTCAGAGGTTTTCAGTCGTGCTTTACAAAAAATAAACTGTCGTTATTCACTTGGATTATCTGCTACAATGACTAGAAAAGATGGATTATCTAAAGTATTTAAATGGCATTTAGGAGATATTGTTTATAAAAATAGGCAAAAAAGGGTAGATAATGTAGATATTATATGTTATGAGTATTTTGTAGAAGATGATAGATATTCTAAAGAAGAATTATTATTTAATGGAAAACCGAATATGGCAAGAATGATTAATAATATTTGTGAATATGAACCTAGAATAGATAAACTTATTAGTATTATAAAAAAAATTAAAAAAAATGAAGAAAATAGAAATATTATAATTTTAAGTGATAGAAGAAATCATTTGAAAGAACTAAAAAATAAACTAGATTCAAAAGATATTGGAAGTGTAGGTTATTATGTAGGTGGTATGAAAGATGAGGAACTGAAAAAATCAGAAGAAGAATGTGATATATTATTAGGAACTTTTAGTATGGCAAGTGAAGGTATGGATATTCCCAAGTTAGATACACTTATCTTAGCATCTCCTAAAAGCGATGTTGTTCAATCTGTTGGTAGAATTCTTAGAAAGAAACCAGAAGATAGATTATATACTCCACTTATTATAGATATTAATGATATGTTCTCTATGTTTATTAATCAAAGTAAAAAAAGAGAGAAATATTATAATAAATGTAAGTATAATATTACAAAAGTGAAAAATGAAAAGATTAAAACTATTCAAGAAGATTTAAATAAATTTAATCAAGGAAAATGTTTAATACAAAATTAATATAAATTTAATATAAAATTTTTATTCACAATTTTAATATAAAATTTTTATTCACAATTTTAATATAAAATTTTTTTATTAAAATATTTAGTTTAAAAAATTTAATAAAAAAATATAAATGTAAATAAATATAATGTTTGGAACAGTAGTTAAAAATACCGCATTATTTCTTCTAATTATTCTTATTCTTCATTTTATGATAAATAATCTATTAATTGATATGGATTTGAACGGATTTGGAACTAATGGTTCTGTACCAGATGTTGTTAAGAATGGAGTTGGAGAACTAAAAGCGTCAAATGAAGTTAATAATGGTAATATGATAGAAGTTGCTTTACCTCGTCCAGAAAGGGATGAGAAAAAGGATAAAGATGCTCTTAAGATGAAACAATTATATGATTATGTTTATGAAAAAGACAATGAAAAAAAATTAGATGGATTCTTTAAAAATTCTAATGATATTCATCTAAATAACTCTAAAGATCCTCAAATGAAATGTGCGGATAGTTTATGCGCGAATGTAAATAATTATTGTAATACTTCTTTACCAATTAAACAAGAACTTCAAGGTCATTACTCAAACTTCAATAAAGTTCAATGCGAATCTGATTTGAAAGGCGAAGAACATAAGCACGTTTATATTGTAAAAAAATACAATAATGAAAATGCTATGAATGGGGGAAAAATAGATGAAACTAATATTGAAGCATTTGATACATTAGATACTTGTTTTGATACTTTGTAGATAATATTTTATAAATGAATTTTTATGTTTATAATTTTTGTTAAATATTTTATATTAAATATTTTTATTAAAATTTTATATATTTTTTTATATTAATAATGAAAGTTGATAACTTTGTATTACTAATTATTTCCATAGTAACATTAATCGTTATTTCTCTTCTCACTGAATGTAATAGAGGAAGATTAACAGAGTTAGAGAATAAGGCAACAAAAGAGATAGTAGAAACATTCTTTCACGTGGGTTCCGCAGACCCAACAGAGCCAGGACAATGGGGGTATCAAATAACTGGAATAACAGAGGGTAAATATGGAGGTAGAAGCAGACAACAAGTTATAAATAAATTGCTTGAAGTAGGAAGTCATAGTGAGAATGATTATATAACTGAAACTGAAAAACAGAATTATGGTAGTGATTTATTTTATAGTACTATAAGTGGAATAGAAGAAGATCCAGTAGATTGTGATTTAACCATTGGTTCATCCACAAATATTAATAAAATACCACATCATCGTGTTCAACCTAATAATAATTATTCTTATGGTGGTTTAAATTGTCAAGATAAATATGGTTCTGATTATACATATCAAACTAATAATTATTCTGTATATGATATACCTACTATATTTGGTGTAGGTAGTAATATGTATACACCAAATAAAATTGTTTTAGGTGATATTTATGAGAAAGAAGAGAGTCTTTCAAGTCAGGATTTGGAAATTTCTATCCAAAACCTTAATATAGTTTTATATAATATAACTCATAACAATTATATATTCACTGCTTGTGGTACTACGTTTGGTAATATTATGAACGCAGAAACTATAACACCAACTATAATTGTACCTATAAATGACCAAATTAAAATAAAATATGATATACAATTAATACAAGATCCTA